AACCCGAAAGTTCAGGGCGATACGCTGACCTTCGAGGACAAAGACGGTGATGATGTCCTCAAGTTCGAGCTGAAGGTCGTGGGCGATGGACAGGCTGAGTTGAGGATTTTGGACAGCCCAGTCCCGATCAAGCCGATTCACTTCGCAAGGAAGTGACGCCGGTCCGGCCAGGAACGGGCAGGGATCGCGGGCACGCTAATGCCCACGCGGACGGGCTGAAGGGCGATCTTGCTTGCCGGTCGTAGATTCTACGATGGCGCTGGCAATCGAGCCGCCGGTCATTGTCGCGCCCCGCGTTCCTTCCTGCCGCCGTCGAGAAGTTCCGCAACGGCAATGCCAAAACGCGTTGGCCACCTTCACCAGCGCCCGAACCGATGGTTTCCGGCGGCCCAGGGTAAATTCGCCGGGCGCATAATCATTGTGGCGGATAAAGGCCCAGCCCTTGGCATGTACGGACCTGCTGCTCTTCTCTAACAGTCAAATCCTTGATCTTCTTGTCCACAGTGTTCCGGTAAATCGTGTTGCAAGCCGCCCGAATCTTCGCGCGCGCTTCGGCTTCCTTGGCGTCCTGCTCGGCCTGAACTTTGGCCTCACGAGCACTCTCCTCAGCCTGCTTTCTCTTGCGTTCGGCTGCCAGCCGCTTCTGGCGAATTGCCTGAGCCGCATCCTTTTTCGTCTGCTCCTCGGCGGTAGCCCTGTCGTTTTCGGCACGCTCTTCGGCGGCAATGCGCTCCTGCTCAGCCTTGGCGCGGGCTTCGGACTCGCGTTGCTTCTGCAAATCGATCCGTTCGCCAGTAAGGCCGTTGATGCGAAACCTGGAATTCTCTGCTTGCAGGAGAGCGACAGTGATTGTTTCTTCTCCACACCCATCCATCCGACCTTGCGGAAACACCATGACGTTGGTGTATTCGCGGACGGTCCACGAGCCCCTTTCGCGTAGCTCTAAGCTTTCGGGACCTTGAAAGGTTGGGTCTCCCATCCACCCAAGGAACGTATCCTCGGTTCTGGACCAGTGCTTTGCTTCCCCATTGCAGTGAGCGTCGATTTCGAATTGCAATTTCAGCTCTTTCCATGGCGAAGACGTGCGATTCCGGAGGGTAAAGGACAATCCTGGAACTGCCACAGCATAGCGCTCCATCACCAGTCGAGGGTTCTCAACAACGATACTGCCATCCTCTAGGGGTATGGTGATGTCGGCACAGTACAAACCAGATCCCATGGAAACGAACAGGACCGAAAACAGCAGTGGCGATTTCAACATAGGCAACCCGTAATCTCATTCGGTGGGCTTTTGCCCGTAATCAGATTACGACTGTCTTGGGGGAAGCGCAAGCCCCCGAGACATGCCCTCCCTTCGGCGAGACTTTGGAAATCGGCTAAAGGCAATCCGGCTCGACCGCGAGCTTACGCAGGAGCAGTTCGCGGAACTGGTCGGTATCAGCGTCGATTTCCTGAGCCTGATCGAGCGGGGCATCAACGCGCCGAGTTTCGAGGTGTTGGAGCGCATGGCGGATCGGTTGGATTTGACGGTGCGGGAGTTGTTCGACTTCAGGAGGACCGCTCGACCTTCCGCCGGATAATTCAGATCGCCAAGGAGGCAAGCTCGACCGACCCAGGTAGCATGGCTGACGGCTGACGGAGACTGACGCTGATTTTCGGAAATCTCCCATACGAGCGCGCGTGAAGAACTTTTGTGATTTCACCGTCAGGGTCCGTCAGGCGTCAGGCTTGGACTGGGTGTCCGCGAGTCGGATGCCCAAATACCGGGTTCCGGCCTGCATGTGCTTCTTGTCGATCCCTTTACCGTTCATCTTTTCCGAGAAAACCTCTCTGGAGCATGGCTTCTTTCCGCTATCGCTTGCCCAGCCGCGGTACGCCTGAAACAATTCGCTGGCGCCGGCGCTGATGCCATCCCCAATGACGCAGCGGTCGTCAATGAAGGACGCCACCCAGTCTGATTCTTCTCTCCACTCCTCTGTCGCCGACTCGATCACGGGCGGTTTGTTCAGTCCGTGCTCGTGCCACAGTTTCGCCCCCGCCACCGCCCATGCCAGTATGCCTTCCGCTTCTCGTAGCAGTTTGCCCGGCAGGTCGCGGTCGATCTTCTCCCTGGGTACGATTGCTGTGAATGGAATAGGGTGCAGCCGGTTGAAAATCGCCCCGTCGTCCGCATCCGGTATTTTCGGTTTCCTATTAGTATCCAACCAAAGCTTGTGGGTCTCCGGAAATTCGATGGGGTTCTCATACTTGCGCACCGATTTGATTATCCCCATGCCCTGCGTGATACGCTTCAGTTTGGCCGGAGAGAGCGATTGGCCCTGTTCACTTTCCGATGTCATCGCATATCTTGCTCCGCGAAGGTCCGCCAAATCGGCCTTGACGTTGTTGGACTCCTCACTGCGCGTCATGAGCGAATCTACCTGTACGAGGGTGGCATACTCCGGAATCAACGTTCGGATCGTGCTGAGCAAGGTAGTCTTGCCGTTGTTACCGTCCCCAAAGAGCACAAAGACTGCTTTTTCAATCGTGCTTCCTGTGAGGGAGTATCCGAGAGCTGTTTGCAAGTAGTTGACAAGTTCTTGCTTCCCGTTCATGACCTCGGAGATAAACCGCAACCACCTTTCGCACTTCGCCTCCGGGCGGTAGCCATGGTGAACCAGCTTGGTGATGTAATGTTCCGGATCGTGCGGACCTATGGCGCCGGTACGCAGATCGACCGTGCCATTCAGGCAGTTCAACAGGTGTGGGTGGGTGTCCAGTTCTCCAGGCTCAATCACGATCTCCGGATCGCTCCGCAACGTCGTGAGCATGTCAGTGATGCCGCGGGCATTAATGGAAGACGACGCAAAATTTCCCAGCCTAGAGGCTTCGGACTTATAGTCGTCCGGATTGCCTGAACTGACCGCCTGCGCGAGGAACTTCACCATCACCAAGCGTGCCCAACGGCGGGCTTGTTCGGTCTCGTCTACCCTCCACCGCCGGCCGTCCCAGAGCAACCACTTTTTGAAGGCGTGGCAATACCGCATGGACGGGCCATAGATCGCCGCGACACGTTGCGCATTCCCGTGATCGTTGAGGGAGAAGTACAATAGGCCCGGCTCGTCAGGCTCGGGATGCTTCGGGAGTTCCATTACCAATTGCGGGCGTTGCGGGGTGGCGCTGTCACCTGGACTTGGCCTCGGCGCTGGTGATGCTGGCGGACCCGCTCTTGGTTTATACTCGTTCATAGGTCATGCAACCTTGCTTCCGCCTTCCCGGCGGTAGTAACTGCGGCGTGCCGGAGTGATGGCTGGCATGCCGCTTTTCTTTGTGGTCGGTTGGCACGTGCCACTCAAGTTGTCAGGCGACCACCTTCAATTGCCCGCCAGCGCTCCGCAGCCACTCCTGAATCGCTGCGCGCGGGAGCACATAGCGCTTCCCCACCCGGATTGATGGGATCGTTCCATCCCGAAGAGCCCCATAGACTGTCAGCCGCCCTAGCCCAAGCTCCTGCGCAAGCTCATCTACGTTGCGGTACACATTGGCGGGCCGGGTGGTGCCTGGTGCGTTCCGCTTTATTCTGTTCATGCACGTATCATATCATTGTGCATGATCCGAGTGCATCCATGCACTTGTATCCGTCTGCCTGGTGTGCTTTACTTATGGCCATGGATTCATTAGGGCCAGCGGTAAAGAAACTCCGCTCGGCACTCGGCTTGACCCAGCCGGCCTTTGCCAAGCGCGTCGGGCTTTCCGTGCGGGCGATTGCGAATTACGAGAAGGATAGGGAACCGGGCGGAGAGGTGCTTCGGCGTTTTGCCAGCCTAGCCGCGAGACACAATCTCGACAGCCTCGCCAAGATCTTCTATGATGCTTTCGCCGAGGAAATTCAGGGGCGCACGAATCCCAGCACGGCCGAGGAGACCGCGTATACGCAAGCAATTCTCTTGCTGCTTCGCAATCGGAGCGTATTTTCGGGATGGGGGCAGGTATCGACCGAGGTTATCGCAGCCCTCGAATCGCTAATCGCAGACGTGCGGAAGACGCCCTCACTTAAGGCTGCACTGGTGAAGATGGAGGAAGTCCTGGTTGAGCTGAGGTACCACGCGGCCCCCAATGCGGAGCAAAAGCTTCAGGAATTGGCTCGGGCGCGTAGCGACGCGGCGGGTGAGGCATTTGAGCAGGCGTATGCGCACATTGTCTATGAGCGGCCCGATCTTTATGAGGAGTACCTCGAAGATCGAGCCGCCGCGGCGAAGGGCACACGCTTTGAGGCCTCGATGCACCGCGTGCGGCGGCAACCGGCGAGGCAAGGGAAATCATGAGCGCTTAGCCGCGAGCGCCAACGCGGCTCGTTAAGCAAAGCCGCCAGCCCTGTGCGCGTTAAGCGACAGATGTGATAGAGAGCGGCTTGTCGCACTGTCACATGGCCTGTTATCAATCGCTTCCGGAGAATTTCGACGGCCTATGCGACAGCCATTTTGGGTGTGACACGCCATCAAACGGTCTCGCGGTGTCGTCGCAAGTAGATCGCGTGGATGCCCGCTTTAGATTCTAATTCGGCACGTTTGCCCAGCCCGTTCACCACCCGAACCGCGTGCTGGGCGGCGTCGCAAACCGAGCGCGCACCCGCGCCATCGGCGGCTGGGGCTGCATCTGCGGGGCGGGCGGCCTGGGTCCCAGCCCGGCCTGCCAGACCAATTCCGCCAGCCGTTGCTCCAGCATAAGCCAGGCCGGGTCCCCGAACCGGTCCATCCCGTATACCGCCGCCGCGGCCCGTGCATATGTCCGCGCATCCAGGGCCTCGTTGCGGTCCCGCGTCTTCTGCCATTCCGGGCGGCGGTAGCCCTTCACCACGCGCGTAACCAACTGCTCCGCCGTGATCTGTTTGAAGTACTCCTCACTGTACTTCGGGAAGTGGCAGTAGCCCGCTGGATACGGCTCGCCGCTTTCTTCGGTCGGGCGGTCCATGCGCAACCACCCATACAACTCCTCCTTTATCATCGCGCCGTTCACCGGCCAGACCCGCAGGCCCAACTTGACGCGATTGCCTTGCGGCCCTACCTCAATCGGCGAGGGCTGGCTGACCGGCGCCGGTGCGCGCGAGTCGCCCTTGATGACCACCGCCCGCGCCCCGCCGAAATGCCGCGCCCAGGCGTAGACCTCCGGCGTGGCGTACCCGGAGTCGATGGCGAACATCATGATCGGCAGGGCCGCGCCCGCAGCGGTCGGGTAGTAGGAATTGAGCACCGCCGTGAGCTTTGCCCAGACGGGGCCTTCGGCGGTCTGTCCTTCGAGCACCTGGTAATCGACCGACCAGGACTCCTTTCCTCGCCCCCACGCCACGACTTCGAGTTCGATGCGGTCCCGCTGGATATCCACGCCAGCGGTCAGGAACAAACCGCCGAGCGGGACGATGCCGATACGGTAGTCCTCGCGGCGGTCGTATAGCCGCTGCCATTCTGGCGCTTCACCCTGCAAGGCCCACGTCTGCCCCAGCACCGTGTTGACGAAGACCTGAAGCAACGCCGGGTTCTTCTGCGCCTGCACAAACTGCTTGGCGGCGTCGGCCCAGGAGAACCAACCCACCGGACTGTACAAGCTCGACAGGTGAAAGCCGGCGGTTCTGCCGTCGCCCACCCCCTCGCGCCGCCACTCGCCGAGAGGGAGCATCCATTGCTTCTGGTGATTGTGGATGTCCTGGCCGCAGTGCTCGCAGATGTAGACGGCCAGCTCCGGCTGACCCTTGGGCCAGCGCAACTGCGGGAACTTCAACGTCTGAAACTCGCGGCAGACCGGGCACGGCACCCAGAAGTATCGCTGATCGCTCTCCTCGAAAGCCGCCTCGATCCGGGAGGAGCCGGTGATCTTCGGCGTCGAGCACATGAAGATCTTGCGGCGCGCGAACGTGCGGGTGCGGGCCGTGGCGAGATTCACCGGATCGCCCTCTCCCTCCACGTCGCCGGGGTAGCCATCGATCTCGTCCAGGAATAGGTAGCGGGCCGCCATTGACCGAAGCCCGACAGCGCTGTTCGCGCCGGTCATGACCAGCACGCCGCCGGGAAAATCTTTCGCCAAAATCGTGTTCCCGGAGTCACGCGAGCGCGGGTCGCTCACCAGTTCGCGCAGCACGTCCGACTCCTCGATCAGCGGGTCGATGCGTTGCTTCGAGTTGCGCTTGGCCATCTCGACGGTGGGCTGGATGGCCATCATGGGGCCGGGGGCTTGTGAGATGACGTAGCCGATCCAGTTATTGCCGCATTCGGTTCCACCTATCTGCCCGGCCTTCATGAACACGACGCGCTCGAAGGGCGAGGACGGGGAGAGGCAGTCCATGATTTCGCGCAGGTACGGCGTCCGGTCTGTGCGCCACGGGCCGGGTTCAGCCGAGGCGCGTTGCGACAGCGTGCGGTACTTATCGGCCCACTGCGAGATCGTGAGCAGCGGGTCCGGGCGCGCGCCGGCCGCCGCCGACGATCCGTAGATCTCTTCAGCCGATGGAGTTGGAGTCAGCGAAGTCATTTAACGCCTTTCGGATCTCGATAGCGATAATCTCGTAGCACCGCGCCGCCTCGGTTTCGGCGGCCACCATCGCGGCGATCCGATCCGGGATGTTGAGCATGTGGTCGCGGAACTGCCGGAACTTGTTGAAGGCGGCCACCTGCACCTCGTCCTTCGGCACCAGCTTGGCCACGCGCTCCTCGTAGTCGATCTTGGCGAGGCGGGCCTGGTAGTGTTCGCGCACCGCCCGCGCCTTGGTGTATTGCGAGCCGCCGAAACCCGCGCCGTCGATGTCGTCCTGCCCGCGTTGCGTGACGGGCGGAACGTGCTGGCCGGTGTTCCGCTGCCACTGGAGATCGGCTTGGCTGGAGTCGATCTTCCCGTCCGGCTGCACGGAGATACGCCCGGACTTGATCGCCTTCTGGACTGCGGAAAGGGCGCAGCCGCGATGTCGGGCGTAGCCCCGAAGACTCATCATCGCCATGTATTCGCCTCGTGGCTAGTAGGTGGGCAGCCGGTCACTTATTAACTTGCCTTCGGGGCGAGTAAGAGTGATGAATCGTCATGCGCGACGCAAGCACAGAACGCGAAGCAAGCGCAGAAAAAGGATAACCAACACAGCCATGAACAACGCAGAAACGAACGACAAAGCCGCCGACAAAGCCGCCGCCGTTGCGGCACAGAGCGCGCCCGTCGCGCCGGAGAAGGCCCCCGCGAAGAAGGGTGCCAGCCAAAAGAAGGGCGCGCCCAAGGCCAAGCAGGGCGCCAAGGCTGGCAAGGGCGCCAAGGGCGGCAAGGCCGAGGCGACGACCAAGAAGCAGTCCAAGGCCAGCAAGAAGGCCGCCGGCAAGAAGGCCGCCAAGTCCGCAACCAAGCCCGCCCGCACGAAGGAGGCCACCTCGCCCCGCCCCGAGAGCAAGGGCGCGAAGATCCTGGGCCTGATCGGACGGGCCAAGGGAGCCAGCCTCGCCGAGATCATGAAGGCGACCGAATGGCAGGCCCATTCCGTTCGCGGGTTCATCTCGACCGCAGGGAAGAAGCACGGGGTCGAGATCGAGTCGTCGAAGAACGAAGCCGGCGACCGAGTCTACCGGATCGCCAAGTAGGGAACGACCAAGTCCATCTCCACAAGCCGCCGCCGGGTTCAACGATCCGGCGGCGGTTCCGCTTTTGTCCCTGACGCTTGGAGGGGGTCCTCAACTCAATTCAGGTCACCCGGCCACTATCGGCGTAAGTTGTACTTGACGGCCTGAATCCGACGTGGAGATACTTGAGTATGTCTGCGCGGTCAATTGCCGTCGCCCTGGGCCGCTTGCGTGAGCCTGTGTGGCACGCTGGCCAGGGTAGCGACGCTATCGCCCCGCAAGCGGTCGGGAAGCGCAGCGAAAGCGGCAAGGCCAGATGGGGGAGGATTGTTAGATAGGGAGGTCCAAACGTGCCACACTTCCAAATAGCCCATGTCAACGAACAGGGTATAGATCTCATTATCGTACCCCTAGAATCTTCCTTTGGCCACCAATCCAGCCAAGCACAACAAGCATCCATAGCTGAACTACAAGCCCGCGCCAGCAGCACGGGATTGCAGGGTACAGTTGTGCCCGTTTGGGATTCAGGTGACGGCCGCATGGCCTTTATCGCTCCCCAGCGATGGCACCCATTCTTTGAGACTATTAGCCTTCAATGGGTTGCGGTGAATCTGAATCGAGAGCTTTATTGGTGAGCGCCTGATCGAGAGCTTCCGAGTTCTGGCGCATAATCTGCCGTAGTTCCGATGGAACCTCGCACACGCCCCCGTAGCCCAGTTCCCCGGCAATCGCTTCATTGAATGAAACTTGCGTAGATTGCATTTTCTACTTTACCTTTCATGCTTGGCCGCGCTTAGAGAATGAAAGCATGTACAAGCTATCAACCGAAAAACGCGCCCAAGCGGTTACGGCCCTGGTCGAAGGCAATTCGGTGCGTGCGACAGTTCGCATGACCGGGGGTTGCCAAGAATACGATTCAGAAGCTCAGTTAGAACTTGGCACGGCCTGTTCCGCATACCTGGGCCGAGCAGTGCGCAACCGGAAATCTAAGCGGGTTGGATCGTCGAAATCTTAGGTCGTTGGTTCGCAACGATCTTGTACTTGACCTCCTGGGTCCGACGTGCAGATACTAGGGTATGTCTAAGCCGTTCAATTTCCGTCGCCCCGGAGCCGCTCGGTTGGGCGGAAGGTTGGCACGGCTCAAGGACAGCCGCGTTCTCGTCCCGTGAGCGGCCTGCAATCGCAGTAAATGCGGCAAAGGCCCGGTAGGGAAAGAAAGGAAGCCAAATAGCCTATGAGCGATTTACGTGACGTTCAATCGCTGGACAGCCAAAGGTTCTCACAGATTTGCAACATCCTGCTGGAAATAAAAGCCGCCACCCAGAAGATCAGATTTTTCTTCCCTATCGGTAGACCGGATGGCTCTGTCTCTTGGGTGAATCTTTGGCAGGCAACAGAGATCCACCGGATATCAGAGGACGAGTGCCACATCAAACTGGCCGATGGACAGGTCGTTGCGGTCTCAACGAAAGAGGGCGTCGATGCAGTCATTCAGGCGATCCGGGAAGCAATCGTGATAATTGAGGACCTGCCAACGGCACTCCAGCGACAGGCCCAAACGACGTTAGGCACGCCGGTGCTAACGCAACCGCAGCATTGAGCGCTGCTGTCGCCTCTTGCTTGGTTGCGCCAGAATCCTCCACAACCTGAAGAATCTGCGTTGCCAAAAATAGAGCCAATTTTTCTTTCATTCTCTAATTAACCTTTCGCTTCAAGTCCATCAGCCACGAGCCTTGTTCGCACACGCGCAGCCGTCGATTGGCGGCTCCGCTTTCGTATTCGCCCCCTGGAGAATCCTCAACTCCGCTGACCAGTCCGCCAATGCCATGCACAACCCTGCTACATCGGGATGGCCGGCCCGCAACTGCGCCTCGCATTCCGCAATCTCCCGGCGGCAACGAGCTATGGCGATTCATGCCGCGTCCTTCCTCCGTTCCCGCGCAACCTCGTCGAACGTGCGCCCATCACCGTCGAGCGTCGCCTGCCGGCCTGTGAATCGTTGCCATCTAATCACCGCCACCTCAACATACTTCGGGTCGATGTCGATGCCGTAGCACACCCGCCTCGTGCTCTCCGCCGCGATCAGGCTACTCCCCGATCCCAGGAATGGGTCATACAACGCCTCGCCTTGCTGCGTGTGGTTCAGGATCGGGCGCCGCATCAACTCCACCGGCTTCTGCGTCCCATGCCCGGTGACCTCGTTCTCCTTGTCGCTGTTGCCGCCGAACGGATTCAAGTTGGCTACCTCCCACACCGTGGACTGGGTCCGGTCGCCGCGCCAATGGGAAGGCTTGCCCTTCCGCACCGCGTACCAGCACGGCTCGTGGCCCCAATGGTAGGCCCCCCGTGAGATGGCGAAGTGTTGCTTCTTCCAGATGATCTGCGCGCGGATCTGGAAGTCGCACGAGTGCAGGCCCGTCGCAACTTCGCCCGCGTGGATACCGGCATGCCACACGTAGGCCACGTCGCCGGGGAATAGGGCATAAGCCGCGGACCAGTCCACGCGATCATCGTTCGAGATCTTGCCGCCTTGCCGGGTACTTGGATTCAACCCGGCCTGCTCGCGCCATTCCGGTGTCAAGCCCACGCCGTAGGGCGGATCGGTCGCCATGATAAACGGCGGCTTCTGGCCAGCCAGGAGGCGCACGGTGGCGTCGCTGGCGGTCGAGTCGCCGCACAGTACACGGTGCGCGGGACGCCCTTTGTGGCCGCCCAGCAGCCACAGGTCGCCGGGAATTGAGACCGGTGTCTCCGGTGTCTCGGGGACATCGTCCTCGCCCTCGGTAGCCGCGTCCTGATCGGCGAGCAGGTGAGCAAGCTCGTCATCGGTGAAGCCGACCAGGTCGAGGTCGAAGCCGTCCTCCTCCAGCGACTCCAGTTCAACGCGCAGCATCTCTTCATCCCACCCAGCGGACAGGGCGAGCCGATTGTCTGCCAGCACCAGGGCGCGGCGCTGGGTAGGAGTCAGGTGGTCAAGGACTATCACCGGGACCTCGCTCATCTTCAGCAGCCGCGCCGCCGCGAGCCGGGCGTGACCGGCGATCACGACCCCGTCCTCACCGACCAGGATGGGGTTGGTCCAACCGAACTCGACGATGCTGGCGGCCACCTGCGCTATCTGCTGGTCGGAGTGGGTCCTGGCGTTGCGCGCGTAAGGCAGTAGCTTTTCAATCGCCCACTGCACTATCTTGAGGTCGGCGATCGGCTTCGGCAGTCTTGGCGATTTGGGCGGTCTCGGCGGTCTCGGCGGCTTAGGCACTACGATGTCTCCTTCGTTGGAATCGAGTCGATTGTTGAGCGGCTTGGCGGCTGGCGAGGTCAGGAAGCCTTGCGCCGTTTGCCGTAGAACGGTGCCGGGCCGCGATGCTGGATACGGCGGCTGTCCCGCGCGCGGGAATTGCTGTCCTGATCGAGCGGCACGCCGCGCGTAGCGCCTACGTCGGCCATCGGCTGGCCGGTCTCCGCCAGCACTGGCACCTTGCCGATCAGGTTGGCGAGCCTAAGCAACGCCACGTCGCAGTACGCCGGGCTAAGTTCAACGCCGTAACCCACGCGCCCATGCACGTGGGCGGCGGCGATGCTGGTCGCACTGCCCGTGAAGGGGTCGTACACGAGGTCATCCGCGTCGGTGAACGCCAGCACGAAGAACTCGACGAGCGTACGAGGGAACGGGGCGGAAGTGCGATCCCTGGCCGCCCTCGGCCTTGCATTCGATGACGTTGCTGGGCCGCGCGATGCCCTTGAAGTGGCCGTTCGCGTCTGCATTGGGGTGCTTGCCCGCCGCCGGACCACGCACGCCGCAACCGAGCAGCCCGCTCCCCGACCGCGACTTGGCATTGCTCTGCGCATAGTCGAAGCAATCCTCCGAAACGTGGCCTACAGCATCCGGGTGAAACTTGATCTTCTGCTGGCGGCAGAAATGGTAGACCGGCTCCCAAGCGTTCTTCAGCCTATTGGGCCAACCGCCCGGCACGCCGTTGTCGGTCTTCCGCCAGCAGAACTCATCCACGAATCGCCAGCCCCACCTCCGCCGATGAGCAAGCACCAAGTCCATCACGTACAGGCTCCTTTCGCCTCCATCGGCGTGCGGCTTGATGTTCAGGAAGTACGAGCCGTCCGGCGCCAACACGCTCGCAATGGCCTCCGCCACGGCCCGATACCATCCCGTGTACTTCTCCGGCGGGATGGGGGTGAACCCGCTGGCCGGATCGTATTCGCGCTGCGTGGCGTAGGGCGGCGACGTGACCACCAGGTTGGCCTTCGCGCCCTCGAACAATCGCGCCACGACGTTGCGGTCCCGGCAGTCGCCGCAGATCAGCCGGTGCTTACCGACGAGCCACACGTCGCCGGGTCGGGTCACAGGCTCGGCGGGCGCTTCCGGGATCTGCTCTTCGTCCTCGGGCGGCGGGCCGTCGGCAGAGTCCGCCAGCAAGACCTCCAACTCATGGTCGGAGAACCCGACGACCCTGAGGTCGAGGCCGTCCCGCTCCAGGTCGGCGAGTTCCGCGGCCAGGACCTTCTCGTCCCAGCCCGCGTTCTCGGCGAGCTTGTTGTCGGCCAGGATGTAGGCTCGCCGTTGGGTGTCGGAGAGGTGGTCAAGCACGACCACCGGGACTTCCGCCAGCCCCAGCTTCCGCGCCGCCAGCATTCGCCCGTGACCGGCAATGATCCCCGCGTGGGAGTCCACCAGGATCGGGGCGTTGAACCCGAACTCGACAATCGATGCGGCGATCTGCGCGACCTGTTCCGCCGAGTGCGTGCGGGCGTTGCGCGCGTAAGGGACCAGCCGGTCCACCGGCCAGATCTCGATCCGGCTGGCCATCGCTGGCGTGACTCGGGTCTGGTTTGCCATCAGTTGCCCACTCCCACCGGTACGCCGGCCGTAGCCGGCCGCAGTGACCACCTCGACCACGTCAGTGACCACCTGCGCCCCTACCTACTGTTCGCCCTGCAACCGCCCTCGCCGATCCGCGATGCTGTTATGCTGGCGGCCAGGAGCAGCGGAAGGCCACATGCCACGCGAGATCGATAGCCGCATAGCTGACCACCTCGTATCCACCGCCATTTCGAGCCTCGACTCGCCCCACGGGAGCAAGGTCGTCTGCTCGCGGCTCGCGCTGGACGCGGCGTTGCTGGCGGCCGTCCGCGAGGCCCACGAAATCGGCTTCCTGGCCGGCCAGCAGGAGCGGTACGGCGACCTCACCCGCCCTGCGAGTCCAGCCCGGCCCGCCTGGATGGACATCCGACTCGACCACTGGAAGGAACTGGCCCGCCATGGCATCCGCATCAAGCCAGTGGTGGTGCAATCGCTGGCCGCCGCTGGCTACCGTTGTCTGGGCGATCTGCGCTGGGTGCCCGAACTGCAACTCCTCGGCCTGCACTACGTCGGCATCAAGACGGCGCGAGCGCTGCGGGCCGCCATGCAGCCGTTCGAGGCGGAGGAGCCATCGCCCCACGGCGTCGGCCAGCCCGCGCAGCCCGCGCCGCCCATCGCCGACCCCGCATCCGCATCGCCGATGTGACCACCGACCACCTCTTTTTTCCTTCTGACGGTAGCGAAATTGGGCACTGTGTCCACCCGCCGCTACCGGCACCGGCAAAGGAGGGAACCAAAAGCTGTTAGTAAGTGGCTTACTAAGTAGCGATGACACTTAGTCGAGTCCACTGTAAGTTACATTGCAGCGCGTCGGTTACTCCTGGCTGAGTAAGTGTTACTTCTCGGTTGCGATGGCGTGGCCGCGGTCGCTCGTCGCCAGTGAGCGTCCGTGCGTGGCGCGCGTCGGCGCCGCGGTCGGTCTCCTGGCGTCGGCCAACGAGTCAGTTGCCAGCGCGATGGCCAACGAGTCGGTCGGCAGCGGGTCGGTCGCCAGCGAGTCGGTCCGCAGCGCTCTCGCCGCCAGCGCTTCGGGCGAGTATGTCAAGCAGTCGCGCACCACCTGAAGGAACGGGTCGCGCGCGGTGACGGGCGAGCCGTCCACGGTCGTGGTGTCGCGCCGGTCCAAGCGGCGGAGTTGCCAGCACCGTCCGGTAGCAAGCGATTCGATGTAGCTGTACCGCGTACCGTTGTGGGCGCGCGACTGGACGGGGCTGGCGCCGTCGTCGCGGAGCAGCCAGATCGCGCGGAGGTGTCCCTTGCGGCCGTAAGCGGGCCGGACGTAGCCGCCGGCGACCAGGTGTTGGGCGGCGGCGAACGTGCGGAAACCGAGAGACGTGCCGTCGGCGGCGTAGCAGGGGATCGCCGAGCGCGGGGGGCTGGTCGGGTTCATTGCCTTCATCGGCTTCATCGCTGATGGTCGCTGCCGTATCTGCTTCCAGGACGGCTCGTTGCGGTCGCCCGTAGCGGAACCGTCGTTCCCGAACGCCACGCCGTGGGCCGGTGTACGGTCCGTCCTGCCGTCCGCCGGAATAGGCCACCGTTCGCGCCAGGTTGGCCCGTGTCGCGCCGTCCGGCTCCGGGTTGGCCGGTTGTCGCCTGGGGCCGCGGGGGCGTATCCTGCCGCCCCTTTACCCCCTTCCCCAGATCGTTTTCATCGGGACACACTCCAACCACGAGGGCCGGAGGGAAGGGGATTAACGAGCGTCCCGTCGCTCGGCGTTATGCACCGCAGCAATGCCGCCGAGGACCGCGCATGCGTGCGTGGCGGGTGCGCTGGCGCCCGGACTGCTGCTGGTCTAACTCTTGGGTGGGATCTTTCGGAGGGTGCGGTTTGCCGCTGGCCTGTCGAACAGGTGCCCTGCTTCCTTTATACGCGGCAGGCAAGCGCGTCGTCAAGTTGGCGTACCATGAGAGCCCTGTTTTCGGCTCAATGATATTGTGGTATCCTGCTTGCTGTGGAGCACCCGTTTGATGAGATGATACCGGATTGCGAAGCCAAGAGTATCCTCAAATACGCCTACGACACTCTTGGCCTATCTTCCGTGGAAGCTCGCCGGGTTCTGTACGACGCCTACGATCTTGCTAATTCAATTGACACGCTTCTCAGTGGTGGCTCCTCCAAACTGATCCCGAGCATCATGAGGGAAGATCGTCAGCCAGGTTCTCAATCTGCCCACCAAGACTCTTGATGCTTTTCTGCATCCGGCTTAATTGTTCATCAAAAGAACCGAACCTCTCTTCAAGGCTACTGATTTGCTCCGAAAGGTTCGAAATCCGCGCCGCCAAGTCCGAGAGCGCCTCAAGGATATCCTTCTCTTTAGTGCCCATCCAGCATTTCCTTTGAAGTAGTGTACCATGGCCGTTTTCCTGCCTAAGACCCCGGATCGCGCGGAGCAATGGGTCCTCGCCGCGACTGGCGGGGTGCCCTTGGGGCGGCGGACAACATCCCGTTGAGCTTCCGCAGCTTCGCCTCCCTCTGAAGGTTCCGACATTCTCGAAAAGGTCAGCGTGCCCTGTCGCGTTGTCGATAATCGGTCCGGACACCGCCTCGCGGCGCGAGACGCAGGTCTTAGGCGCTAACCGCGCGACATTCCGTGGGCACACCTTTCCTCCGCCTGAAACTTTCCCTACTGAAACTTTCCCTTCTTGCACCGAAAGGCACGTTCAGTTAGGATGCAGGTCGCTAATGCACGCTCGTCATGGTTTCTTTTTATGGTTGCCTTCCGGTCCCAGCATTCGACCGTCTGGTCCCAGTCTGGAAACACTGCAACTGATAGAAAACGTTGCTTTGGTCCCAGGGTCCCAGTATTTTGACCGAATTTCTTTTTTCCTCGCTGGCTCCTGTTGCCCATCGGGCACTCCCGTACTTCTTTTATTCAGATATAGAGTGGGACCACTGGGACCAATGTTGAAAACACTTGATTTAAACGTGGACCAAGACCGGGACCAGAGTGGGACACTACTTGGACATCTTTTTGCCCGGCTGGATGATCTGCCGATATCGCCGAGGTCGCTCTTCTCCGTCGCGGTCCCTAAATTTCGTCCAGCCGAGCGATTTCAAGACGCTCGCCACAATGTTTTTGTGGGTTTGTTTCTGGTCCTTCGACTTCAATTCAAGGCACTCAGTTAGGATCTCCGTCACGCTGACGCTATCCCGTCCAGCAATCCATTCCGCGATCTTGGGCTCCCACGGGTGGGTCTCGTAGCGGTCTCGTTGTTCTCTCGCCGCCAGTTCCTCGTGCTCGGCATCCAGCCACCACTGTTCGCCATCCTTGTAATGCGCGGCCGCTTCGGCCCACAGTTGGTCGCGGTCCCGTTTCAGCGCGGAGATATCGATGGTCCCGGTCTTGACCGGCCAGAAGCGGCGTCCGCCGGTGGGGTCCTTCAGGTACGAATCCTCGTTCGTGGTGGCGGCAAAGACACACCGACGGGGCACATTGACTGAATGCTTACCATACAGTGGCCTGTAGCGGTCCGTGCTGCGGGATATGAACATCTTGACGTGGGCGAGATCTACTGGTTTGAATGCGCTCAGCTCGGCTATTTCGACACACCAGATTCCGTTGAGCTGGATGGCGGCATCCTTAGTGCGAATATCTGGTAGCGTGTCGGTGAACCAGTCCTCCCCGAAGAGTGTGCTGAGGGCCGTACTCTTTAGCTTCCCCTGGCCGCCTTCCAGAACCATGCAAGTATCGACTTTTGCGCCTGGACTATAGATGCGCGCCGCCGCCGAGATTAGGAAGCACTCCCCAACCGCGATGGTGTACCTAGTGATGTCTGGTTTCACCAGCATGAACAGTCTTCCTCCTGGAATCCCTTCGACCGTATCGGCGTCGGCACCCAGGTATGTTTTGAGCCAGTAGTCGAGCCGCTCCCTTCCGTCCCACTCAAGCGAATCGAGATAGTCCCGGATTGGATGGTACGGGTGTTTACGCGCGACCGCGTACGCAGCCTGTCCTGCAATCTCTTTTCCAACCATGATCCCCTGGTGCTGTAGCCAGTTCGCCGCGTAGATATCGTGCACATCCGACCAATCAAATGGGAGGTTGGAGTCCTCGCCGTCCCACGGCGGCGCTTCTCTGGCAACGATGCGCTGAGCATTTTCGTCGAACGCCAGAACACCGCTCCATGCGGGAGCGTACTGGAAGGCGGTAATGGCATTAGCGAGGTTGGACGACGGCCGGCTGCTTTCGTCGTCATCGTACAGCAAGCGTGACTTCCAACCTACGGTGATTGATTCCGCAGTATCCGGCTCGGGGTTAGCGTCGTCGGGCTGTATGTCGTGCTTTGCCCTGTGCCGAGTGGTCCGCGGTGGCTCGAATTGTGTTATCTTGGTCATGGCGTTGGGATAACTCCTTGGTCAGAGGGCATTCCTTCCGGGCGCGCTGCGGTTTCCGAGGCCGGGCGCGCCATTCCGTTTTGAGCGGTCGCGCCGCGCGCACACCAGTTTTACCTTAGACGACTTGCTATGGAGTGCGACGGTGAAGTGTCACCACCTACAGCGTTACTCTCGATCCATTCCAATACCTCGGCGAGGTTGTACCGCACGGCGCCGCCGATTTTGTAGAACCTCGGACCGCGTCCGAACAACCTGTGCTTTTGCCACGTTCGCTTCTTGACGCCGGTGATTTCTTCCAAGTCCGCTTCGGTGACGAAACGCGGCGGTGGCGTAGTGTGTGCTAATAAGCTAAGTGTTTTCTGCATTCTCGTTATAGGATCTCATACCGGAGTAAAATATGTAAGAGACAGAAAGGAGACAGTTATTGCCAGGAGAAGCGGATATCGTGATCCAAAGTGGTGATGGCAAGCAACACGTAGTCTCACGCGCAGAGTTCGATAGAGCGGTGGCTCAGGTGCAATCAGATGACTATTTCGGATCGTCTGGTCCTCGCAGCACGCGCGATGTGGTAGCCTGCGCCAGAGAACGGGAGCGGATGCTGTGTGACAAGACTATGGAAGCTCACCGGCGATGGATAGGGCAACAGGCCAGCCACCTCATCGAAGCCTGTTCGGGAATGGCTATTGAGAACGATGATCAGCCCCCCAGGCTTCAGCCGCGCCGCCTAGATCTGGAGTATGCGATCACTTTGTTGCTGGAAGCTCGGCCGAACAAGCCCGGCCCCGGACGGCCAGGTTCCCCAAGAGTGAATGGCCCTCGATTGAAGGAGCTGCGGAGAGACGCCGGGATGACTCAGTCCGGTCTGGTCGATAGTGTTAATCGGCATCCCGGGCAACCCGTGGCCCTCAACCTGAAATCTCTGCGACGATACGAGCATTCCGAGCCGGGCGATCCGGAGAGGCTGGCCGTGATCGCTGCCATCCTAACGGATCGGCTTTCGCGCACGGTGACCGTCGAAGACATCACCTTCTAACTGACGCTTTTCACTTTGTCGGGGTTCTTTAGCAACGCCACGCTACCGAGTCGGTATTCCCGTGACACGTCGGGCAAACACGGCTGCCGGTCGCTGCTTCGAGGTGCCGTGGCGGGCGGTCTTTAGCGGGTCCAGGAACAAGGCCGCCGGTGGCTGGCGCGCTCCCCGGTTTCTATTGTTATTGGCCGTATTTGGCCGTGACGGCGTCTTCGCCGGGGTGGCCCTATTCCTCGCCATGGGCCTGGCGGGCGCAACACGGGGCGCGTGTGGCGCGACGTTGGCCGGTTTGGCGGCTCTATGACTCGCTGTCCTCCCATTCTTCGGAACTCAACCGCTGCCGTAGTGCCTAAGCGTATTAGTTCCTGACCGCCGGGGTGCACGGCGTCAGGCGAACGAGGCCACCGCCGCCCCGATTTGCGACGGCCGGAGGAGCGCCCGGTCGGATTTTCTTCTAACGACCCGGTTTTGAGGGGGATGGCCGGGCGGGATGCGGCGCGGAAGGACGTGCTGAAATGAACTGCACCCGGCCTCCCGCGCCCATCTTAGAATCTAGCGCAGTCGAAACCGGGGCGACGAGCACGTTGGTTGAAACTGCCCGAGGTAGCCTTCGAGGCCGGCTGCGTGAAACACTTCGCGGATACCGCCGATCCTCCGGTACACCGTGGCCCGAGACAGATTCAACCGCCGCGCCACTTCAACGGCGCCCACCGACATAAGCAGTCCGGCAACTACCGCCAAGTCCGGGGGCAGCAATGCGATGACTCTCTGAACGTCGGCTCGCAGTTCCGCGCGCTGAACCCACGGCATTGAGCGCCGCCCCATCTGCGATTCATACTCGTCAGCGGAGAGCGTCTCGCCGAACCGCCTGAGTTCATCTTGACCGTCCGGCTCGTCAAGGGAGCGCAGACAGGCGCGGTAGTCCCGGCAACCGGCCTTCCGTTCCGCGATCAGGTTTGCAAAACGATTGTTGACCACCCGCTGTGCAAAGGTGTGGCGGCTGGAACGGGCTGGATCGTAGAATCTACGACGCAGATGGAGATCGAGCGCAGCCTCTTGCTGGAGGTCGTCGCAATCGGCGGAAGTGAAGCCGTAGGAGCCGACCAGACCGCACGCTTTTGAGTGGATCGTCCTCCACACGTCGGGATCGAGCCAAACCAGTTCAGCCGCCGGGCTCATGTTATTCTCCGCGGCGTGGCCCGCTCCGGGATGCGACCGACATCCACACCACCCGCCACGATCTCGACCAGGCAAGGTTGGCCGAACCGACACTCCAAACGGCGGACCACGCCGGTTTGGTAACTGTCGAAGTACCGAAGGAGATCCAGCATCGGTTGCTTTAGAGCGAAGTCCGGTGGACATGGTCCGGCAGTCACCGCTTCGGCAGGCAGCTTTATAGTCCGGATTATGGTTGGCGGGTCATCGAACTGTGGCTCGCCCGCAGCTATCGACAGATTCTCGATTCTGCCGAACTGCAATCCGTGCAAGACATCTATGAGACGCTTCCTCGCGGGCGAGAGACTGCCGTAATGCAGCATGTCGGGCGTCTTCATCGGGCTTCCCGGCGCCATCCGCCCGGCAGAGCCTTGCCGCCGCCTTCGATGAACTGATCGAGCCGTCCAGGGTGTATCCGGATCTGCCGGCCGAGACGGACCACTACGCCGGGCGGGAAAATCCCGTTACGTACCAGATCGTAAAACCTGCCGGCTGAGATACCGATGCGTCTGGCACTGGAACTGACGGATTCTAACTTGCTCTGACTCATAAGACCTCGCCAATGTGATCTTTCATTATAACCAAAGCGCTCTTTATAAACCAGTAGCTATGTTTTCAACGGTTCTGTGACATCTAAGACGACACCATCTTCCGCGGTCGGTAAAGACAATCGAGGCGACGTCTTGATTGTCTTCAACCTCAACTTGACGATGCACTTGCCTGCCTGGCGTCAGGGGCGCGCACAGTGCACCATGGGGGCGCGCTCAAGGTCGGTAGTGGGATTACGCGGTCCCGCAAGAGGAACAGCGGCGCTACTCGCCAGCCTGAGGTGGTTTCCGTGGAGGTGGTCCCAGTCATGGGGAACCCCGATACTCGCCGGGTTTGCACTGGCATGTGGAACGGCCAAAACCTCACGATCAGAATGTGCGTGCGCCGTCTCACGCGGCTGACGAATACTTTTAGCAAAAAGTGGAGAACCTTTTGGCTGCGTATTGCCTGCACTTTGCCTACTACAACTTCTGCGGGATTCATCAGACCTTGCGAGTCACCCCGGCGATGGAAGTGGGGATCGCGGATCATGTGTGGGGCCTGAAGGAATTGTTGGCGTAGTAGTGGTAGGATTGAAACGGAAGGCCCGCCGCCACAGCGGGCCTTTTCAATATCGGTTTGGGTGCTCGCCCAAATTCATTTTAAGCGGAGCGTGTACCCGAATGCAACCAGAAAATATCATGACACTTCAAATCGGACTGGTCGGCACCGACGGAATAGTAATGGCGAGCGACTGCCTGATGACTCAAACGGATGGTCTTGGGGTCCAGGGCGTGTCCCAATCTATGAGCAGTAAGTTTAGATGCCGGGATCAGGTTTGTTGTGCGTCTGGTGACAATTTCAGCCTAACCGTGGCAGACGATATTAGCGGCTACAAGCGCCAAGACGATGATTATGACATAGGATGGTCATTGAAACAGATAGCACGATGCGCATGGGAAAGAATCCCTATGGGAGAGGGAGACGGAGTGTCTCGGACAGTGTTGGTAGGATGTACATCCTCCGGAAGATACAGCTTATGGCAGGTTGATCTCTTTCAATCCCCAATCGTAAGCGAATGCCACGATAGGATAGTCTCTGGTGCCGTAAAGAATAATGCCAGACACTTCATTAATACTTTCGCTCCGGTTGGTCCAGCACCCATAAATCTTCCAATCTCCTGCCTATTGCTCCCGGCTGCATACACCATCTTCACAGCAGGTCTTGAACAGCCATCGGAGATCGCTGGTTTAGAGATCATCGTGATGCCACACGGTCGTCCGTATTATCGCCTGCCGGACAGCAAGAATAAAGAACTGCAATCATTGGCGGGTAGTCTGCATAAATCGTTTGGCAAACGTCTGACCAAACCGTTCGACTACATCGCATAGGCGGTATACTGAACCGGATGCGGAGGTTCCTTTACCATGGAGTCCATGAAGGCGCATTTCACCGCCTACCAATTGACGTATTGGTGTCCCGAATGTGGCGACAGTCTGGAGCGTGTAAGGCATCAGCATACCAGGCACGGGAGGCAGGGCGGGCGAGAAATATCTGTGGGAGCATAGCAAGAGCAAGAAGTTTTTGCGCAAGAGCCGGTGCCGGTATGCGGGTATGCGGTTCCGGGCGCCCACGATAGAACTTGAGGTGCTCGACGGCTAATCGGACCCCGATCTGCCAACCCGGCTTCTATCGCTGGCCTGAATAGCGGTTGATTGCGATTGTGATACTCGCGATTCGCCAACCTACGCATTACGGGAAAGCAGTTCTCGCCATATCTTCCGCTGACGCCCCCAATGGGCGACCGCAGTCAGTTTGCGCAGGCCCCGCTCGGAGATTGAGTCGCGTCCTCGCGTGGTGGACGCGTAAAGCAGGATGGCTTCCTGGATGTCCGGCGCCAAGTTCAACAGGTTCATCAGTTGCGTCATCCTGGCTCGTGTGATGTACCCCAGCCGCGCCAGATCGGCGTAATCGCGGACCTCTCCACTATCCACCATGCCCTGGAACTTGATGGCGAGCGCCATCAGCCGCGTGACCCTGGGAAGCTTCCCGGCCTGCGCGCAGCCGGACGCACCAGTGCCCGCGGTGCCCGCCCCTCCGCCCCGCGCCGCGCGCTTGCCCCGCCGTTCCAAGGTCCATTCGAGCGCCAGCCCGTTCGCCAGCCCGTTCGGTCTCGCGTTCGCTTTCATACCCCCACCTCCTGTCCCACTGCCTCCTGCCCCGCCGCCGCGCAGATCGCCTTGAACCCCGCCGCCCGGAACGTCACCGCGATCCGGCCAGTGCGCCCGTCATACCCGATGCGGTCTATCACCGCCCGGATGAGCCGCGTCTGCTCCGCCGTGTTCAGCGATTGCCACACCGGATCGAACGACTGGAGCGCCGTCCGCAGGTCCTCCTCGTCCACCGTCTCCGCCGCCAGCGCGTCCAACTCCGCGCGCACTTCCCCGGCCCGGCGCTCCGCCGCCCGAATCTGCTCCTGCAAGTCCGCCAGCCGGTCCGTCCGCAGGCCGTTTCCCGGCGTAGCGACGGCCTTGATTAGCTCGCTCTGCAACCGGCTCAAGTCCTTTTGCGCGACCTTGAGTTCAACCGCCAGTTCACCCGACGACGCCTCGACTCGCTCCCGGACCTTCCGCGCCGTCTCCAGCACGATCCGAGGGTCGGCGCCCAAAGCACGCATGCGGGCGACCACCGAGTCCTCAATCGACTGCGCCGCCACCGATTTGGTCGGGCAGGCGTCCCAGCCCTTCTGCTGGGCGGTAAGGCAGACGTAATAGCGGTAGCGGCGGGAACCCTTCAGGGTGTAGGTATGCACCATGGCGGTCTGGCACGCATCGCAGTGGAGCAGGCCGCGGAGCAGCGCGCCGTACCGGTTCCTGACCTCCCTCCCGCCATCGACGCCGTTACCGCGCAGTCGCTCCTGCACATGTTCCCACAACGCCGCGTCCACGATGGGCGCGTGCTCACCGGCGTATAGGGTACCCTTGTGGTTGACTTGGCCGGTGTAGATCACGTTGGTCAGCAGCCGGTACAGCGCGTTCTTGGTGAACTCCTGTCCCTTGTGCTCCCGGCCCTCCTTGGTGGTCCACACCTTGGTGGTCCAGCCGCGCCGGTTCAACTCCCGCACCGCCGGAATCAGCGCCCGGCTCTCGGCGTACAGCTTGAAGATAGCTTGGACCTGCCCGGCCTCGTCGGGGTTGACCACCAGCCGACCACCGCGCGGGTCCACGTCGTACCCAAGCACCGGAATGCCGCCCACCCACTTTCCCTTCCGCCGCGCCGCCGACATCTTGTCCCGTGTCCGCTCTCCGATCAGCTCCCTCTCGAACTGCGCGAACGAGAGCAGGATGTTGAGCGTCAGCCGCCCCAGCGACGTGCTCGTGTTGAACTGTTGGGTGACGGCCACGAAGCTGACCTGGCGTTTCTCGAACTGGCTCAGGATGCGCGTGAAGTCCAACAGCGACCGGCTCAGGCGGTCCACTTTATAAACCAAAACGTTATCCACCCGGCCAGCCTCGATGTCGGCCAGGAGGCGTTTGAGCGCGGGCCGGTCCATGTTGGCACCCGTGAACCCGCCATCGTTGTAGGCGTCCGGGACGAGCGTCCAACCCTCGTGCTTTTGGCTGGCGATGTAAGCCTCCGCCGCTTCCCGCTGGGCGTCCAGCGAGTTGAACTCCTGGGCGAGTCCCTCGTCGGTGGACTTGCGGGTGTAGACGGCGCATCGGATTACGCGCCCGCGCGCAGGAGTGTCGGCGTTGGCGTTGGCCGTCTCCTGGCGAACCCTTCGGCTGGCGCTATGCAACGTGGGCCTCCCGAGTCAATCCGAAGAACAGGAAGCCGTTCCACCGCGTGCCGGTGATCTCGCCGGCGATGGCGCTGAGCGACCGGTATTGCCGCCCCTCGTACTCGAACCCGTCGTCCAGTACTTTGACGATGTAAGTCCGACCTTTAAAGTCCCTAGTCACGAGCGTCCCGGCCATGGGCAGGCGGTTGTCACGACCGCCGCCGCCCGCTCGGATGGTAGTCACTGCGGTCCGGCGCGCGGCGTCGGACGACCCGAAGTCCTTGGGCGCACGGATTCTGAGGTCGGCGTCGTTGGCGATCTCCAACGCGCGCCGTCGCGCCCGCTCCGAGAGTCCGCCCTCGGCGTTGGCCTGCAACCGCCATGCAATCCGGCGGAACAGGAAGTCCTTGTGATTCGAGCGGGACTCCTCGCCGAATACCTCCCGGTACTTGTCGCGCAGGCCGCCCACGGTCAGGCGGCGTAATCCTTCGATCTCCTTCAAGACAGAAGCGTTCATCGTTTCTCTCCCTTCTCTCCACTACTCTGGGCGTTAACCACAGTCACATGAACGCTCGGTGTGGCCGGGAAAGCAAGGCCGGGGTTTGCGGCGGTGGGCTGGGCTTGGTTACCGTGATTACCGTCCGCGTGGCCCAGGGGCGCTCTCCGCAAGGACGCCCGGTAGCGGACGTAGCCGCGGGCCAGGATCGACGCAATCTCCGTAACCGCGGCTGGCGGCAGGTCGGTATCCGATGCCAACATATTCGTCTTCGTCTCCCGTGCGGGATCGAAGGCCGAGGCAGGACTAATCGTGGGGTGCGGACGACCGATTGGCGACCGGCGAGTGGCGAGTTCACGACCATTCGCGCCCCGCTGCGCAGTGTCCGTTGACACCCACAACAGGGTCCGCTCTGCGGCCGTCCCGTTATCTGGTGGTGGAGGGGGGCCGGCGAACCGGACCATTCCGGCGAACCAGCCCACGATGGATATATACCGGAAGAAGTTCGAAAGTGTCTCACTTGGGTGGCCGGATGTAAACGGACAAGGCAGCGGGCGGCTAGGGGCTGGCGGCGTCTGGAACCGGACAGGTTGCGCCACGCGAGTGATGCCGATGGAAGGCGACGAGGCCCGATGCGGCTCGGAACGCATCGCCGATATTCGTTGGCCATCTGCTGTTCTGGCAGAACCCTGCCGACTCGGCAACGGTACGGCCAGGTGAACGGCCATAACGGTCGCAAGCGCGTTTGTCAGTACTAATCGGGCCATGCCTCCTGCAAACCAGGGCCTCTTCCGCCTCCACTTCCGGATGGGCGGTGCTCTAGACTGCATCGACCCATGCAACTGCAAAAGCCGCTGCCCTATCGACCAGCCGCTCTAGTCGTTCACGGATTTTTGCTCTGGTTTATCTCAAACCGTTTGTTCGTTTGAGGACCGCATAAGCGCTCGTAGCTCGTTGTCCCGCCCGTCCATTCAGCGTATACTTAGCGGATATGTCGAGCGCTTATGATCTCCCGCGGGGACTGAAGCTTTCGTACTACGCGGGCATCGCAATCTGCTTCCTGGTTACCTGTGCTGCGTTTGCAACTTTCTTCTACTTGCTGTGGTTCTCCCCTGATTTCGTGCGACCCGCGAAAATTGAAAAGAGCAGCGAATCCTTCACTCGGGCTGTCGCCTGCTTTGTGGTTGCAATGTCTGGACTCGGCATCGGTGGTTTGCTCATAAGATCATCCCGGCAATCCCTTTCCGCAAGCAACATACCAGAGCCAGATCGGGCGCTACTCGAACCACTAATCAGTGCGGCGAATCGTCCTGCAATTCAAGCGTATATTGACCTGTCGTCCTTGCGGGGAGCCACAGTTGTATTTACAAGACTGGGCGTGCTGGGACTGCCGCTCGTGACGATTCTCTTGACGTTGATCTTCGCGGGACTGTCTCTACTGCCTAACAATCCGCATTCCGAAAAGTACTTGGATATTGCTCGCTTGACGCTCGGTGCATTCATCGGTTCCTTTGTACAAAAGCAACAGTCCGCTGGGAGCACAAACAGGAGGGTAGAGTCCGTTGATGCCAGACCTAGAAGCGACGGCAATACCAGCGGAAAGGCATGA